ATCAGCATATGTCGATCATCGCGTTTAACGACTCGCCGGATCCCGCCTGGGCCTGGGCGGCGCATGTCGGGGCGCATTGCGCGGCATCCCTGCGCGTCGATCCCGGCTTGCCGCTGCAATACATCTCCACCGATCTGAAGGCGCCGCCCGTCGCCTCGCGCTGGTCGATCGGCGAGCGCAATACGCTCCTTTATGACGGGTTGAGCACCTATCGCGTCGGCGACGACGGGACCGTGATCATCGAGAGGATGGCGACGACCTACCAAAAAAACGCCGCGGGGGCGACGGACAACTCATACCTCGATGTCGAAACCATGTACGGGCTGATGTTCGTCGCGCGCGATCTGGCGAACTACCTCCTCGCCCGCTACGCCCGGAAAAAGCTCGTCACGGATGCGACGCTCGTCACCGCGGGCTCGAATTGCGTCACCGCGGGGATGATCCGCGCGTCCGTGATCAGCGAATATCGCGCGTTAGAGATCGCGGGCTATGTCCAAAACTCGACGACGTTCGCGAAAAACATCGTCGCCGAGGACGCCGGAAACGGGCTGGTGAAGATCCTGGCGCCGGTCGATCTGGTGAACCAGCTCCGCCAGATCGCGATCTTGCTGCAATTCCGGAAATCATGATTCGCGATCCGGAACGCCGTCGCGAGCGGCAACGCCTAGCTACCGCGCGATGGCGCGCCCGTCATCCGGACCGGGCGCTTACATCCTCGCGTGAGAGCGAGAAGCGTCGCGATCCCGTGAAACGGGCCGCAAGGTTTGCGCGGTGGCGCGCTCGCCGTATCGATACCCTCAACGAGCGGCGCCGCGCCAAATATGCCGCGGATCCGGAACCTGTCCGCGCCGCAAATCGTGCGTCCTACGCGCGGCATCGAGACAAGCGAGTCGCGTATGCCCGCGCCTATCGTCGCAAAATTTTGAAAGGAGGAGGTTCGAATGGCCGCTTGTGAGAGACTCGCTGGAATCACAGGAATTAGCATTGATGGCACCGCTTACATGGTGGTGTCAGATGTCACTTGGAGCCCGGCGCGCTGGAAACGCGAGACGCTCGTCGGGCTCGACACCGTTCACGGTTTCAGTGAAGTCCCGATACAGGGCTATATCCAAGCGACGCTGCGGGACTCCGGATCGATCACCGTCGGCGATTTTAACGACATGCGGTGCGTCGAGGTTCTCGTCTCGCTCGCCAACGGCAAGATCGTCGGCGGCTCGAATATGTGGAACACCGCCGCGCTCGAAGTCAAAGCCGCCGAGGGGACGTTCGAGGTCCGCTTCGATGGCGTCTCCGTCGCGGAGCAATAACCATGAGCGACTCAGCGCGCCTCAACGGCGGCAAGCTCAATCCCGACAACGTGCTCATGACGACGGAGCCGCAGACCCTCGACATCGAGATCGAACCGGCGATCGTGATCAACGACAACCGCTATTCGACGCTGCATCTCGAAGAACCATCCGCAAAAGCGGTCGAGATTGCCGAGCGCGAGCTCGCGAACGGGATGCACCCGAGCGCCGTCCGCAAATATCAGATCGCGCTCGTCGCGGGCGCCGCGAAGGTGAACGTTGCCATCGTCGAGCGGATGCGGATTTCACAGGTCCGGGAGGGCTCCGATTTTTTAGCGCGATTTTTGAGCGGTGGCCCGTCAATTATCGAGAGCTGATCGCCGACCTGAGCCGGTTTTGGGGATGGGGGCCGCGCGCGGGTTTCGAGCTGACCGGGACGGAGCTCCTCTGGTGGCTCGAACAGACAAACCGGATCATCGCCAGCCGACGCAGCGACGGATGATCTGATGGCTGGTTACAGCGTCACCTTTTCCGTTGTCGACGAGGCGACGAAAACCCTCGAAGCGATCACGCGCCGCATTCAGCAGATGCGCGCGCCGATCGAGCGGCAACAGCGGCAACTCGCGCGCATCGTCGATTCCAGCGGGCTAAAAAAGGTTGCGGAGGGCTTTGGCGAGATCGGGAGCGCGGCGGGGACCGCGTTCAGTTCGCTGGCGCGCATCGTCCCGGTGCTCGGCACGATCACCGGAGCGGCCTCGCTCGCCGGGATGGCAAAGCTCGCCGAATCGACCGCGAATTTTGCTCGGGCTCTGCAGCTCGATTCGTCCTACGTCAACACCACGACGCAACGCCTGCAGACGATGCAAAACGGGTTCCGCATCGCAGGCGGATCCGCCGACACGATGACGGAGTCGCTGAAAAACGTCGCGAAAACGAGTTACGACGCCTTTCTCGGGCGCAATGCCGTCGCGGCGCAGCGGTTGAGAAATCTCGGGATCGCGCTCCGCGACAACAACGGCAACTTACGCAACGCTGTCGATCTTGAAGGCGACGAGATCGACCGGATCAGCAAGATCACGGATGCCCGCGACCGCGAGACTGTGGCGACCGAGCTCGGCGGGCGCGCGCTGTTCGATGTCGTGGAACAATACCGCCTCGCCGGAAAAACGAGGCAAGAGGCGGAGGCGGAGGCGGCGAAATACGGCGCGCTGACGAAAGAACAGATCGACGGTCTGCATCAATTCCACGACGCTCTGAGCGAGGTCAACGTCGCGTTTAGCCGTCTCGGCGAGGATATGGGCGCGATGCTGGCGCCGTACTTCACGCCGGTTCTCAACTGGATGTCGGAGCTTGTCCGGAATCACAAACCGGCGGTGATCGTCGCGCTCGACGCGATCGGCATCGCCGTGACCGCGCTCGGCGGACTGTTCGCTCTGCAGATCGGGATCAAGGCGGTCGGTGCCGTGGCATCGCTGACAACCAGCGTTGCAACCCTTGGCCTGACGATTACGCGCGCGCTCGCGCCGCTCGCCGCCCTGTTCGCCGCCTACGAAGGGGCTAAGTCGGTCATCGCCGATCCGGGCAACCTCGCGCCCGGCGCGGGTTTGTGGAAATCATTTCAGAACATCATGAAAGGCAAAGCGCCTTGGGCCGAGGGCTATTTCCCGACCGATAAGAATCCACTGGCGCCGCCGCCAGCCGCGGGGACGCCCAACGCTGGCCCGGTGCTCGGCGGCACGCCTGCGCCCTCCCCGGCGGGGGCGCCTGGGGCGCCTGCTGCGCCCTCCCCGGCGGGCCCGGTGCTGGATCTCGGCGGCAACCCGGCGCCCGCAACGGCTGCGCCGCCCGCTGGCACGACCGCACCAGCTCCGCCGTCCGCACGCGGGCCGGGGCGCATGGGCGGGATGCGAGCGCCCGCGCCCGCGACCGCCGCGGCGCCGACGCCCGCCTCCTACACGCCGCCCGCCGGGCCGACGCCCGCCGCGGCAACGCCCGCGGAAGGCGGCGCCGGGGAGGCGACGCCGACGAGCACGGCGAACGTCGCCGGGCCCGCGAAAGCCGGATCGCTCTATCAGCAACGCGCGGGCGGTATCGTCGCGGATCTGGAAACCTCGCTGGGCCTCACCCGCGATCAAGCCGCGGGCCTTGTCGGCAACCTCGGATATGAGAGCGCCGGATTTAAGAGCCTGCAGGAAGGGCGCCCGATCTCGGGGCGCGGCGGGCTCGGCTATGGGCAATGGACCGGCTCGCGCCGCGTCGACTTTGAAAAGTGGTCGGCAGAACAGGGGCTCGACCCGCATTCTCATGCGGCGAATGTCGGCTTTCTGAAGCATGAGCTAACCGGCAAATACGCCGGTTTCCTCGCTCACTTGAAGGAAACGCAGGGGATCGAGGCGGCGAGCCGCGTCACGCACAAGGAATTCGAGACGCCCGCCGATGTCATCCCGAAATACTTTGGCACGCGCATCGGTAGCCGGGTCGTAACGCCGTACATGACCGGGCCGGATCGGCTGAAATATGCGCGCCAAGCCGCCGGGCTTGCCGCCGCCACGCCGCAGCAAGCCGCCGCGCCTGCCGCCCGGATGCCGCAGCAAGCCGCCGCGCCGCCGCAAGCCGCCGCGCCTGCCGCCCAAATGCCGCCGCAGGCGAGCGGCGCCCCGGCGCAAGTCACCGGAGGCCCGCCCGTCTCGGGCTCGGTCGACGTGAACATCACGCATCGCAACCCGCCGCCGGGGGCGAGCGTCACCGCCTCCGCGGCGGGCGCCGGAATCAACCTCAACCCGCCCCGCGTCGAACAGCAGCAATTGCAGAACGTATGAGCGACTTAGGGATCGGCCCGCTTGTTCAGACCGCAGGCTCTCGGCTCCAAACCGATCAGAGCGGCGCGTCCTGGCTCGACTCGTCGTGGTGGGAGCAACTGCAGCCCGGATCCTGGCGCGGCGTCGGCTTTGTCATGGATGCCGCCGAGACGCACGCGGGGCGCCGCACCGTGCCGCATGAATATCCCTACCGCGACACCGTATGGATCGAGGATCTCGGCCGCCTGCCGCGGCGCTTCGCCTTTCAAGCTTTCCTCGTCGGCGATGACGTGTACCAGCAACGCAACGCGATGATCCGGGCTTGCGAAACAGCGGGCGCCGGGACGCTGGTGCATCCGACATTCGGCTCGGTCGAGTGCGTGCTCGTCGATTTCTCGACGACCGATCGCCGCGAGCGCGGGCGCCTCGTCGAGATCGCCTTTCAATTCATCGTCGCGGGCGAGCTCACCTTTCCGCAATCGCAGACGGCAACCGGCGAGGCTGTCGACGCCGCCGCGAGCGGGCTCGACGCCGCCTCGACATCGGATCTCGGGCGCTCGCTCGCCGATGTCTCGATTGTTCCCGCCGTCTCTGTGAGCTCGATCTCGGGCTATGCGACGACAGCGGTCAATCTGGTCGACGATGCGACGCGCTCGTTGAATGCCGTCGCCGGGCTGTCGGGCTACTATGGGCGCTATTCCAGCGGGCGCCGCGGGACGCTCCTCCCGATCGGCTCGACCGTCGCCTCGGCGCTGTCCGCCTCGATCACGACGCGGCAAGCCGTGCTCGATGCCGCCGACACGCTCAACGGCGCCGCTGGGGCGCTGTAGGGCGCATGGAAGGGGATCCCCGCCACTACCCTACCGGCGGACCCGTTCCGCCCCGTAGGCGGTTAGCAGCGGTGCGCCAGCGGTGACGGCTGAAGCATTCGGGGCCGCCGCCGTCGATCTCGCGACGGCATTGTCCGACGCGACGGCGGATCCGGCGGACGCGATCCGCCTGCTGCTGCCGCTGGCGGGCTGGATGCCGCCGCCGCTCCCCGGAAAGGGTCCGCTCGCCGATCGAGCCAGGAAGGTGCAACAGGCGCTCGCCTCGACGCTACGTTGTGCCGCTTGTTCCGCGCTCGGACGCGCCGCCAAGCTTTACCAGCCGATCTCGTATCAGGACGCGCAATCGCTGCGCCTCTTGGTCTGCGACGCGCTCGACGCCGAGGCGATCCGCGCCGCCGACGCGATGCGCGATGCAACCTATCAGGCGCTTCGCACGCTGCGCGCCGCCGTCGCCCTCGATCTGGCCGTCCGCGGCGCCAATCTCGCCGCCCTCGTCGACGTCACGACGCGCGTCTCGATGCCATCGCTCGCGGAGGCATGGACTCTCTATCAGGACACCAGCCGCGAGCCCGAGCTCGTCGCCTCGGCTGATCCGCCGCATCCGCTCTTTATGCCGCTCGAATTCCCGGCGCTGTCCCGCTGATGGTCGACGCCGTTCTCGACGATCTCGAGGTAACAGCCGCGGCGCCCAAACCAAAGGCGACGGGCCCGGACACGCTCACATTGATCATCGGCGGCAAGGAATGGGGCGGCTGGCAACGCGCCGCCGTCAACCGCACGATGGGGACGATCCCGGCGAATTTCGAGGTACAGGTGACGGAGCACTATCCGAGCCCGTCGACCGATATCGCGATCAAGCCGGGCGATGCCTGTCAGGTCAAAATCGGCGGCGATCTCGTCATTACCGGCTGGATCGACCGCTACACGGCGATCGTCAGCTCGCGGGCCCATACCGTCAAAATCACCGGGCGCAGCAAGAGCTCCGATCTGGTCGACTGCGCCGCCTTCGTCGGCGACAAGGAGAATCCGACCTATCAGATCCTCGGCGGGACGACGCTGGCGATCGCGCAGCAGCTCGCCAAGCCCTACGGGGTCACGGTGTCGAGCCTCGACGGGCCCGGCAAAGAGATCCCGCAATTCAACATCAATTTGGGCGAGACGCCTTGGGAGATCATCGATCGGATCACCCGCTATTCATCCCTCGTCGCCTACGATCTGCCCGATGGGACGCTGCAGCTCGCGAAAGCCGGATCGCAAAAGATGGCGAGCGGCTTTGTGCAAGGCGCCAACGTCGAGCAAGCCGAAGTGACGTTCACGATGGACGAGCGATTCTCGGAATATGAGGGCTTCTACACCTCGGCGCTCGGGCTCACGACCGAGAGCGGCGGGCATGTCCCGCGGGGCGTTATCGTCAAGGATGATCAAGTCCCTCGCTTCCGGCGCCGGATCATCATCTCCGAACAGGTCGACAACACCGGGCCGATCCTCGAAGCCCGCGTGAAATGGGAGGCGAACCGGCGCGCCGGACACTCGCAAGCCGTCACCGTCACCGCCGATTCCTGGCGCGATACCGCGGGCACGCTATGGGATGTCAACCATCTCGCCCCGATCCGCCTCCCCGCGCTCAAATTGCCGTCGGCGAATTGGTTGATCGGACAGCTCTCCTACACCCGCGACGAGATGGGGCAACACGCGATCGTTATGCTGATGCCGCAATCGGCGTTCGAGCCGGAGCCGACGGTTTTCCAGCCGCTTCCGCCGCTCCTCGAAAATGTCCAGGGGAACAACCCTACCAAGCCCGACGCGAGCGGCAACAGCCCATGATAACGCCGCAATCCCTGCAATCGCAGGTCGATCGCCTCTATCGCCGGATCCTGATGTCCGTCGCGCCCGTGCGGATCGCCACGACGGACGACACCGGCTCGGTCTTGAAGGCGCAGATCGAGGTCAACGGCTCGCCCGAGCGGATCGATAACGTCGCGGTGCAAAACATCTACGGGATTCACTCGCACCCGCCGCCGGGAACCGACGCGACCGCGCTTTTCATCGCCGGACAGCGGGCAAACCCGATCATCGTCGCAACCGGCCAGCAGAAATCGCGCCCGCGGCAATACAAGCCGGGCGAGGTCGGGCTCTACACGGACGAGGGCGACAATCTCAAATTCAGCCGCGAAAAGGCTGTCGCGCTCAATGCGGGCAATTCCGCGGCGATCAACAGCAAGGCGGCGACGATCAAGGGGACCGATACCGTCACGCTCGACTCGCCGATCACGACCGCGACCAAGGACATCAAGGCGCTCGGCAAGATCGACGCGAGCGGCGGCTTTTTTCAGAACGGCAACCCGATCACCGGGGGCGGCGGCTCCGCGGGCCCGCCAGGACCGCAAGGACCGCCGGGGCCGACCGGCGCGACCGGACCGGCGGGCAATACCGTGTTGCACGGAACCGGCGCGCCGCCGGGAACCGTCGGACAGGCGGGCGATTTCTACATCGACACCGTGCCGCATAACATTTACGGGCCGAAAAATGGCGGCTGGCCGACTCCCGGAACCTCGCTGATCGGCCCGACCGGACCGCAAGGCCCGATCGGCTTGACCGGGGCGACGGGGCCGCCGGGGCCGACCGGCGCGACGGGGCCGATCGGCAACACCGGGCCGCAGGGCGCCACCGGGCCGCAAGGGGCGAAAGGCGACACGGGCGCCACCGGGCCGACAGGCGCGACGGGCGCCGACTCGACCGTTCCCGGGCCCGCGGGGCCGACCGGAGCGACGGGCCCGCAAGGCCCGATCGGCTTGACGGGCCCGACCGGCGCCACCGGGCCGCAAGGCGCGACGGGCAACACCGGACCCGCAGGACCGCAGGGCGCCACCGGGCCGCAAGGCCCGGCGGGAACCGCCGGGACGACATACCAAGCCGGGGCGGGCATCGCGATCAACACCGGCACGACGCCCGCGACGATCTCGACTGCGGTGCCTTATTTGCCGCTGACCGGCGGCACGCTGACCGGAAATTTGACGATTGCCCTCGCTTCCGGTTGGTCTGCGTTAGCTGTGCGAAGTGCCGCGGGGAACCGCAATCAATTGCTGGGCTACCAAGGCGCAAATCTGCGCTGGGAAATCGACCTTGGTGACGGTTCAGCGGAAAGCACTGGCAACGCGGGCTCGAACTTTGGGATCGCGCGTTACAACGATGCGGGCACTGGCATCGACTATCCGCTGACGATCAACCGCGCCACCGGAGCGGTGACAATAGGTCCCGGCAACTTAACCGTGACCGGCGCAGCGAACCCCGTTATCGCCATCGGCGGCACAAGCTTTATTGACGCCTCCCCCGGCGCATTTTATACGCGCGGCGGCTCGGGCGGGATATATTATTGGCAAAACGCGGCTGCATCTGTGAGTTATGCGGCTTTTAATGGCACCAATACTTACAACAACAGTGGCGTCTGGAACACTTTTTCTGGTCGCGATATTAAACAGGACATCGCTCCTTACACCCGCGGCCTCGACGCAATCCTCGCGCTTAAACCAGTCAGCTATCGTTATCGGGCTGGATCCCCGTTTCATCGCGACGAGCCGAGTGACCTGTATATCGGGCTGATCGCCGATGAGGTCGAGCCGCATATGCCCGAGCTCGTCAGCGAATTCACCGATGACAAAGGCGGCACCGTCGCAACGCTTGCGCCGGGGAATCTGGTTTATGCGTTGATCAATTCCGTCAAAGAGCTCGCGGCGCGGCTCGATGCGCTCGAAGGCGCGGCATGACCGGCTGGATCGAGGCTGACGGGCTCCCCGTGCCGATCGCCGAGGCGCCATTGCCTCCCGCCGCCTGCGACGGCGATATCCGGATCGTTTGGGATAACGTCAACACGCTCGGCGATTGGGCGCTCGCCGAGGGCGATCTCGAAACCGGCCAGGATCTCGAAACCGCCTGTTTGGTGTCGCTGTTTTCCGATCGCCTCGCGACGCCCGATTTCACGCCGACCGATGGCACCAGCGACACCCGCGGCTGGTGGGCGAGCTATTACGACGACAACCCGGTGATCGGCTCGAATCTGTGGCAGCTCGACCGCGCGAAGAAAACCCGCAACACGCTCGGGCTTGCCCGCCGCTGGGCGCTCGATGCGCTGCAATGGCTGATCGATGACGGGATCGCGCGCGAGATCGTCTGCAACACATCCTGGCTCGCCTCGGGGCATCTCGCGATCGCCGTCGCGATCACCAAGCCGGACGGCACCGCAACGCGCTTTATGTACGGCTGGGCCTGGACCGGGCTCGCCGTCCTGCAATCCCCGATCGCCGTCCCGAGGCTCTGATGCCGTTCGCCCGCCCGACGCTCACCGATCTTCGCAATCAATCGATCGAGGATGTTACGACATCGGGCGTCCCCGGGCTTACCGGGCTGCTAAGAAATGCCGTCCTGCGCGTGCTCGCGTGGTGCATGGCGGGCCTCGCTTATTCGGTCTACGGTTACGCCGATTGGATCGCCCGGATGGGCGTCCCGTTCACCGCGGCGAGCGAATATCTTTACGCCTGGGCGGCGCTGATCGGGATCTACCCGAAAGAGGCGACGGCGGCGAGCGGCTCGGCGCAATTCACGGGCAACCCCTCGAACGTGATCCCGTCCGGGACGCCGCTGCGCCGCATCGATGGGACGACCTATGTCACGACCGCCGATGGCGTGATCGACGGGACGGGCTCGGTGATCGTGCCGATGCTCGCCGACGAGCTCGGCGCCGCGACAAACTGCGATCCGGGGACCGTGATCAACATCGGCTCGCCGATCAGCGGCATCAACTCCGCGGGCGTCACGATCGGCGCGACGACGGGCGGCGCCGATCAGGAAACCGACGAGGCTCTCCGGACGCGGATGCTCGCCAAATACCGCGCCCCGCCGCAGGGCGGCGCCGTCGCCGACTACACCGAATGGGCGCTCGAGGTATCGGGATGCACCCGGGCGTGGATTGTCGGCGGCGGCTACGGGCCCGGATCCGTCGTCGTGTTCCCGATGTTCGACGACGCGGAGTCGGCCTTTGGCGGGTTCCCGCAGGGCGCGGACGGATGCGCGACGGAAGAGTCTCGCGGCCCGACCGCGACGGGCGATCAATTGCTCGTCGCCGAGCACATTTACCCGGTCCAGCCGGTGACATCCCTCGTCTATGTCGCGGCGCCCGTGCCGTTCTCTGTCGACGTCACCCTCGAAGGGCTCGACCCGAACACCGCCGACATGCGGGATCAGATCACCGCGAGCCTCGTCGACGCCTTTCTGATCATCGGCGAGGTCGCGGGCGTCGTTTGGCCGTCCGATCTTTACGAGGCGATCCTCGCGACGCCGGGCGTCAACCATTTTACGATGACCGCGCCGGATGATGCGCTGCAGGCGCCCGATGGCGCCCTCCCCGTCATGGGGACGCTGACGGTCATCTAATGCCGCCGCCGGTCTACACCGCCGAGGATTATCTCGGGCAATTCCAACGGCTGTTGCCGCGGGGCCGAATCTGGCACCGCGGATGGGGCTGGTTGCAAGACGCCGACCTGTTGACGCTGATGCCGCTATGGGCGCGGCTGAACACGCGCCTCGGCGAGCTGATCTATGACATTTTCCCGTGTTCGACGTCGGGCCTCCTCCCCGAATGGGAGGCAACCCTCGGACTGCCGGACCCGTGCACCGGGCCGCTCCCGACGCAACAGCAACGAGTCGCCGCCGTCTGCGGAAAATTCGCGGCCCGCGGCGGACAGAGCCGCGAATACTTTATCCGCCTTGCCGCCTCGCTCGGGTTCGAGATCGAGATCGAGGAATATGTCCCGTTCTATGCCAGCCGCGGGCGCGCGGGCGATCCGGTCTATGACGAGAAATGGGCCTATGCATGGCGCGTGATCGCCAATCCGGTTCAGGTGATCTACTTCCATGCATCGATCTCGACCGCGGGCGATCCGCTCGCGACCTGGGGCAATAAGGTGCTCGAATGCATGTTCGAGGCGCTGAAGCCCGCGCACACCGAGATCGTCTTTAGCTACACGCTCAATTCGTCGCGCTGGGATGACGGGTTCTCGATTTGGGACGAGGGATTCTCGATCTGGGATGAAGGGTTGGTGATCGATGTCCAGCCAAATTGACGACACCTTTCCCGTCACCGGCAAACCGGAAACGCAGTCGGTGCGGGCCAATTTCACCACGGCGAAGCAAGAGATCACCGCATTGCAAGCCGCGACGACGGGCGGGCCATTTCTACCGCTCGCCGGGGGCCGTCTGACGGGTCCGGTGTACCTGTGGAACGATCCGACCGATGTCATGATGCCCGCGACGAAGGGCTATGTCGACGCGCACGCGGGGAGCGGCGGCGGCGGCGGCATCCCCGAGGCGCCCGCCGATGGCAAAACCTACGGGCGCGATTCCGGCGCCTGGGTCGCCGCCGTGCCGCTTGCGGGCGACACGATGACCGGGCTTCTCACGCTGTCGGGCCCGCCGACCGCGAACCTACACGCCGCGACGAAAGCCTATGTCGACACGATGGGCGCCGCGGCGGCTGGCGCCGTGCAAAAGGCTGGCGACACGATGACCGGACTCCTTACGCTCTCCGGCCCGCCGACCGCGAACCTACACGCCGCGACGAAGCTCTATGTAGACTCGGCGGCGGCATTACTCGCGCCGATCAACAATCCGACCTTTACCGGCACCGTCACCGCAGGCGGGTCGGGGCATATCTTCGCCGCCTCGGGCGCGCCGTCGCTGGTGCTCAACGACACGACACTCGGGCGCCCGGTTTTTGGCCTGTTCAACAGCGGCGCGCTTTTCGGGATCGGCCTCGCCAGCCTCTCAACCGGCAACGCCAACGGGACGCCGTTTTTACGGATTGATCAGACCGGGATCGTCACTTTGAGCGGCCCGCTGACGGTATCGAGCGGCGGCGTCACGCTGACGAGCGGGAATCTTTCGCTGTCGAATGGTGCCATCTTTATCGCAGGCGGCGAGGCGCTCTCGGGTGCGGCGGCAAACACCGGCTGGACTAACGTCTATGACAACGGCGGTCTTCCCACGCTGGTCCTGGGCAACAGCGGTTCGCCAGCCAACTACCAGCGGCAAACCCAACACATTTTCCAAGATCGGGCGGCATCGACAAATTTCGCGGTGATCGACGGTGGGGGAATCCATTTAAACGACGGCTATCAGCTTCTATGGAACAACAACACCGTCTCGATTTTTTCGAGCGGCGGGGCGATCTACCAAAGAGTGCCGGTCAGCGGCGGGCAATTCATCTGGCAGAGCCTTGACGCATCGTTTCAATATGCCGTGTTCAATAGCGTCGGAACCTACAATGCATCGGGCGCGTGGCTGGTCCAATCCGACCGCGAGCTGAAAGAGGACATCGCGCCCTACATGCGCGGCCTCGATGCAATCCTCGCGCTTCGACCGATCTCGTTTCGGTACAAGGAGGGAACGACGTTTGCGAGCGCCGATCAGCATATCGGGCTGATCGCCGACGAGGTAGCGCCGCACTTGCCCGAGCTCGTCGGCGAATTCACCGATGATGGGCGCACCGTCGCAACGCTCGCACCGGGGAATCTGGTCTATGCGCTGGTGAATGCTGTCAAAGAGCTGGCGGCGCTCGTCAAAGACCTAGCGGCGCGCATCGAAGCGATCGAGGCCCGCCTATGACACCGATCAATCCTGAGATGCCGCTCGCCGTGACGCTCACCGCGGCGGAGTGGAATCAAGCTCTAGCGATTTTGAGCGAGGCGCCTTACCGCGTCGTCGCAACGATCATCGGAAAGATCACCGAGCAAGCGAGCGCCGCCGCCGCGCCGCCGCCGGTGCCAAACGGGAGTGCCGTGCATGTTCCGAATTGATAACCCTACCGCCTCAACGACTCTGCCGACGGTCAAGCCGGTCGGCAATCCCGGCTTTTTTACCGCGGGCACCGTCGGAGGACAGGCGGCGACGATCGTCGAAGCCGATTGGCTCAACACCGTGCAAGAGGAATTGATGGCGATCATCGCCGCCGATGCGCTGGTGCCGAGCAAAACGACGAATAACCAGGTGATCACCGCGATCCTGGCGCTGATCGCGAACAACACCCGCCGCCGTCTAACCGGGCCGCTCGATCTCTACGTCTCGCCCTCGGGCTTCGATACCAACGACGGGCTGACGCCCGGCACCGCGTTCGCCACGCCGCAAGCGGCGTGGAATTACATCATGTCGAAGCTCGATGTCGGGGCGCAGACGATTACCGTGCATCTCGCGCATGGCACGTATGGACATACGAATTTCCTCGGGACGCCGGTCGGATCGCAAGCCGGGATCATCTTCCGCGGCGATCCGACGACGCCCGCCGCGGTGGTGATCGCGGGCAACAACAACAACGCCGTGGATATGTACGGCGCGATGATCGTCGATTTCGATGGCGTGACCATCGAGGCGACCGGGACAGCGCAAAACGCCAGCGGCTTTAATGTGCAAGGCGGCGCGCAACTGCAGCTCCAAAACATGAATTTCGGGCCCACCGCGGGCACGCACATTTTCGCCGACATGGGTTCGATCGTGCAAATCGCCGGGCCCTACTCGATCAGCGGCGGCGCCTATAATCACCTGGGCGTTGCCTCGACCGGGATCATCACCGTGGGCGGCGGACTGCCGAATTTCAATTTCACCTTGACCGGCACGCCAAATTTTACCGGGGCCTTTGCGATGGCGTTGCAAAACGGAACGCTCGGCTTTCAGCGTCCGGGCTACACCTGGGTCGGCGCCGCGACCGGGCAACGCTACTCGGCGACGACAAACGCGGTCATCCGCTGCGACGGCTACGGACAGAACTATTTCCCCGGCTCGATCGCCGGGGCCGTCTCGACCGGCGGCGTCTATGTGCCGTAAGAGGGAGGAGGACTCACCATGACCACGGGCATCTGGTTCTGGATCCTTTACGTCGTCTCGCTCGTATTCTCGGGCGGCTGGTACTGGCGCAATCCCGCCGCGCAACCGTTTGGGCCGTTCTCCCTGATCTTTTTTATCCTGATCGGCTTGCTCGGGATCGGCGCTTTCGGATCGCCGATCCGATAACAGCTAGGGCGCCTCGTCGTCGCGCTCGATCTCCGCCCTGATCTCCCGCTGCAAGGCGGACAGCTCGCGTTGCCGGATCCGGAGCAACCGGCGCAGATCGAGCCACAGGACCGCCGGGATCTTCCGGCGCCCCGAGTGCCATAGCCGCACCTCGCCGTTAGGCAAACCGAGCGCCTTTGAGAGTTGCGGGATCCACCGCTGCCCGTAAAGCAAGCGGCCCGCCCGCGTTAATAGCTCCTCAGACTCCATCGGCGCCCTTACGCGCCTGGGTCTAAAGAATACATCCTTTAGGAAATATCGGGGAAAGTGCCTAAGCGAGGGCTGGGCTGATCAGCTATGCGTCGGGGCGTGCGGCAAGATCCTGGCGAAATAATCGACGCGGGCCCGATGGGGATTGAACGCGCCGCAACCCGCGAGCCAGAAAATCCGCGATTATTTGAAGCTCAGAATCTCGCGAATACATCAGCCCCGCTTGCGGGCTTGCTCGATCGCAAGATTGAGCTCGACGAGGCCCGCCTCATCCCTTTGCCCAACCGGATTCGTGAGCCGGTAATTCGCGATCTCGCCGGACCTTGACGCCGATCCGGTTCTGTCGAGGCGCGAGCGCGGCGATCAATGCGCGTTCTAACCGGATGCGCTCCGTTAGTTTGGTGCCAATATAAAAAACCTGATCGAAGGGACGACCGGCGATCCTGTGACCGGCAACCCGATGATGCATGTTCAAACTAGAGCCGACGTAAACAATCTCCCCGCCGAGCATCAAGAGATAGACACCAATCGCCGGGCGATGCCCGTTGCTGGCTCGCTCCAATGATGTAATAGCCGCTTCCTTTCTCGCCGGGGGCAGCGGCGTTCCGGCAAGAGCTGCGCGATATGCCTCGATGAATTTGGCGCTCCCTGGTCGGCCCGGTAGGGCGATCAAAAGCCCGCGACGCCTGAAATAATTTCGGCGCTTGCCGTGCCGGTCAGTGAAGCTCTTTAGATATCTCAGCTTACCGTCTCGCCGTTGCGGGACGGGACGTTGATCGGCATTATCTGGTTTGCCAGTTTTTCGGGGCATCCGGCCAACCTATTGATGCTGTTTGGGTCCGTTGAGGGTGGTTTGCTAGTGCTATGTGTCTGATATGGCGAGATCGCCGCATTTCGCCGGGATATCAGACGCGAATTTTTCAGCATTGAAACTCAACGATTTTTCCCTCGATTGAGCAAACCGGGCGCAGGTGGTTTGCCAGAGTGCTTTCTCACGCATCGGATTTGCACGGGATCAAAACGATCATCGGATCGTCGTCGCGCCCGGCGGCTGTCACGGCGCCTTGCCATCCGCAAGCCTCGCAGCGGATCAACCATGTCCCGACGCCCTGCGCGGGATATGGCAGGCGCAGCGAACAGCGGACGCTTGCGCCTTTTGTGACATCGAGCTCGGTGCCGCGGGGATATCTCGGATCGGGCGGGCTTCTCGCGGGCTCGCGGCTGCGCCAGATCCAGCCAACCTCGCCCCGGAAAATCCGGATCATAGCTTCGCTCCCCGGCGCGCGGCGATCTCGGCAACCCGGCGCGAGCGTTCCCGCTCATCGCCGAGGCGATCGTCGCGGACGATCGGCGTCGGGAGCGACCGCTCGATCTCGCCATCCTTGTTGCGCGCGAAGGCGATCGACTCCTTGCCGCCATAGAGGCGCCAAAGCACGGCAAGCCCTTTGTTGATCAGGGCGGCGATGATCGCCGTCCCCGGATCCTGCCGCCATGCATCATCGAAGCCCTGCGATACCCAAATCTGCGCCGCGGGCGTCTCGACACCGTTTAGGCGGATCAGGTCGACGAGCTCGTCGACGACGAAGCCGACGCGATCGGGCCGCTCCGCCTCGGGCCAGTCCGTAGGATCGCTGCGGAGCCACATACAAGCCCATGCGGCGCACGATCGGGGGCGGCTGGCATAGATGCCGCAGCCGGGCCCGCTGGCGTGCAAGACGCCGTGACGGTGGACGCAATCCTCGAATGATTTTTTGTTGAGCTCCGCCACGCCGATAAGCTGGCAACAGAGGGTGCAGCCGCCGCAGCTCCGCTTGATGGGCGGGACGATGCGGGAGATCCCGCGGGCGAGCGGCTCGATGCTCATAGGATCTCCAAATCCTCGCGCTCAAAAGATCATTTCGCACCACGCGCCAACTCACGACGCGCGATGTCGCAAAGCTCGGTTTTCTGCCCCGGATGCGCGTCGCACCATTGCAATTGCATATTGAACGACGTCACGATCATGAGCGGGTCGCAATGCCACAACGGACTCGGGCCGTCGGCGCCGGGATGCGCCTCGCACCATGCCGCTACCTCATGCATCTTCGCATCGAGGCCCGCGGCTGCCTCAGCGAGGAGCCGCGGATCGACATCGCCGAGCTTTGCCGCTGAGCCGCTGGGCTGCGGCTGCGGCTCCGATAAGACCGGCGGCGGGCTTTTGTTACTCAGGACTTCATACCCGCCGATTAACAAGGCGCCGACGATTAGGATCGGAACAAGGCGCCGCCATTTTTCCTTATCAACTTGATTCATGCCGCGCCTCCCGCCGCGATCATCTTGCCCATCGCGCGCTCGGCGAGCTTGGCTTGATTGCGATCCCGCGCATAGATCATGAGCGTTTTCGGATCGCGGTGGCCGGTGATCGCCATGATGTCGAGGAACTCGACACCGAGATCGACGAGGATCCGGACAATCGCCTTCCGCAGACCGTGCGCCCGAGCTTGCGGCGGGAGGCCCGCCTCGTTGCACCATCCGGCAAACGCCTTGCCGAATGTGTCCGCGCTGTAATCCCTGCCGCCGTTCGCCGGATTGCCGAGGAGCGCGAGTCCACTATCCCGCGGCGGCATCGCATCGATCGCGGCGCGAAGCGCGGGCGTTACCGGGATCGAAACCCAAATGTTTTTCTTGGCCGTCTTTACCGGCTTGATGCGGATCTTCCCGTCGCGGACATGCTGGCGCCCGAGGAGCACGAGATCACTCCGCCGCAAACCCGTGTTGAGCGCGATCTCCAACGCGAGCCGCGCCGCCGTGCCGAGGGGATGATGCGCGCGATACCGCTCGATATCCTCGTCTAGCCAGGAATAATGCCCCTCCTCGTTGACAAGGCCGCGCTTTTTCAAGCCCGTCGTCGGATCATCATTGCGATAGCCGAGCGTCCGCGCGTGCTTGAAGATCGCCCGCATAACGCGGAGCAATTCATTGGCCGATCCGGGCTTTTTCTTCGCGACGCCATCGAAAATCTTTTTCAGCGCCGCGTGCTCGAACACGCGAATATCCTTTTTGCCGAAATGCTCGCGGAGCTGTTTGAAGCCCGCCTGATAGGACCGCTTCGAGTGATGCGCCAAGCCCTGATAATCCGCCGTCTGCATCAACGAGACGACGACCGCATCGAGGGAGCGCGGGATCGTGCGCTCGGCGCCGACGCCCGGACCATCCGGCGGCAAAGGCTGGCCGTTGAGCGCGGCGGTGTACTGCGCCCACCATGTCGCCGAGCCAAACTTCGCCGTGAGAGGGATCCGGACGCCGCCGCGCCGGAAATAGCAGATGGGCTTTCCCCATCGCGTCTCGAACAGATTAACGTATTTTATTCTCAACGAAGGCATTGATTTGATCCTCATCGATTGTCGTGTTGTCCGCATCGAGGCCCGGCTTTTCCGTAAGCACTATGCTTACGCCACCATCCCGGATCTCGACCCGCGCCACCGTTCCGCCCGCTCGCTTGACCGCTCGAATGGCGGCTGTAACATCTCGCTCGCGGAAGGTAAGGCGGACGCGGGCCATAAACCTACGCCCCCGCTTTCCCGTTTGCCAGTTGGCGAGGCGCCCGAGCGCCGCGATTATCAATTCTCTGTCCGGATTTCACCGATACTCCGGACCTTTGGGCGCGGCGCAGCTCCCGCCTCAATTCCTCGGACCAAAACCAAGCTACCTTACGATTGGCGTCGGCGAGCGTCGGACCGAGGCATCGCGCCAGGGCGCGCAACACGATGTAGGTATGACTCGGGTTGGTGGGATCCTCGACGAGCTCGCGGGCGATCGCGCGCACCATCTCCGCCGACAGATCATCGGCGCGGCGCTCGGCGTCGTAAGAGAGTTTCACCGCCGCCGCCTCGCATAAGACGCTTCGATGAGCCCGATCAGCCGGTTTAACTGTTCGTCGCGATCGCGCTCCCTGATCCCCGGATGCGCCGCGACAACCTCACCGATCCAAACCGCCATTGCGACGATCATCGCTTGCCGGGCATTTACGAGCTCGCCCCGCAGCAACCGGACGAGCGGCTCGACCTCCTCGAACAACGCCGCCAGGATCATTCCCTGTTCGAGTTGCTCGACGGTGTTCACGCCGCCGCCTCCCGCGCCTGGGCGATCGGCTCGGCGATCCCCGCCTCGATCCAATAGGACGCGCCGAGGCCCGCGGCGGCGAGATCGGGGAGCTGTTCCCGCCGCGATAGCGTCATGCAGACGAGCGCCGGGGGGATCTGCGAGTCGGCGAGGAGATCGAACAAGCCCGAGCGCATCTGCGCGTCGAGGATGTCCGCCGCGTCGATCACGACGAGCTCGGATCCGTCGAGCCGCGCCATCGCGAGCTGCAGGATGATCCGGACCCGATATTGCTCGGACGAGGACAACAGCGCATAGGGGCGCCCGCCATAGGCGAGCGACATCGCCGGATCGATCGCGACGGCTTTCCAGCCCGCCGCCTCGCAAAGCGGGGCGAGCTGCGAGCCGTTAAAGACATCGAGCACCCGGGCGAGCTTGCGTCCCCGCAAGCCATCCGGCGCGAGCTGTTCGAGAAGCAATTCGTTTCCGCGGATGTTCGCGGCAATGTTGTCCGCCTCGGCGCGCTGGCGGAACGCCTGCAGGCGGCGCTCGGCGGTCGCCAGGGCGTCTCTCGCCGCCTCGACGCTACCACTGGCGCCGGACGCCTGGGGTGCGCTGTCGAGCCTCTGGCGGGCGTCAGTGGCGGTCTGCAGCAGCTCTCGCGCCCGAGCTGCTGCGCGTCGCGCCCCGTTGAGCGCGTCCGTCTCATGGGCGATCGCGCCGTCCGCCTCGGCGATCGCGAGCCGCCGCCGCTTCAATTCGCCGGGATCGACGCCGAGCGGCGCCTGTTCGAGCCGCGTCTCGACGAGCGACACCCGCCGCAGGATGAGAAGCCCGCCGCAATGCGGACACGGCATCTCGGCGCCTCGATCGCTGGTGTCCGGCGGGAGGGCGATGCGGGCTTGCTGCGCCGCTTCGAGGGCTTGCTGTTGCCGCTCGATCGCAGCCTCCGCCTCGGCGAGCCCTGCCGTGCGCTCCTCGATCGTCGCCGCTTCCTGGCGCAGACGATCGAGATCGACCGCGGCGATCGCGGCCTCGCCGACCGCGCGATTGTGCGCCGCCGTCGCATCATTCACCGCGGCGACGAGATTCGTCTCGACGGCGCCCTCCTCGACGATCGTCTCCGGGCGCCAGGATGCGGCAACCCGCGAGCCATAATGGGCGCCCGTGATCTGCCGCCATCGGCCTTTCAGCTCGGCGCCTGTCTCGCGGCGGAGCTGATGGGCGCCATCCCAACCATGTTGCTCGATCAATTGCCAAACCCGATCGATCACCGGGCCCGCATCGAGATCGCGCAGGGCGGCGGCGAGATCGTCCTTTGTCGGATCGGCTTTGAGATAGACCGCCAGGACTCGCCCGCGATCCTTGGCGTCGAGGGCGGCGATGCTCGTCAGCCCGGCGGCATACTCGCTCGACCTGGGCGGCGTGCCATTGGTTGTCGCCTGCGCCGCGGGCCAATCGATCCGGGTCGTTCCCGATTCGCCCCGCAATTCGACAAAAGCCGTCGATTGCCCGACGCGGACCAGAACGCCCGCGGAACCGCGGGACAATCCCGCCACCGGGAGGGCGTTGCCATAGGCGGCGGCGCCAGCGGCTTGCGCGATCGAAGTCTTGCCCGCGCCGTTGCGTCCGCCGAGGAGGGCGATCGGCGGGAGCTCGAGGTCGGCCCGCTCGCAGCCGCGGAAGTCGCGGATCCGGACGCTGATCATGCTTCGAGCTCCAATTCGTCGAGAGCCTCGACGACGGCTTGCGCCGCCTGTTTGACGCAAGGCCAAGCGTGTTTTCGATCGTCGCTTAGGGCAAACGGCGGGATCGCATCGAGCAACTCGCGCGCCGCCACGATGAGACGGATCGGGGCCGCTTCGAGATCCGCCGGGGCGATCAGCCGCGCATGTAGTTGGCGGATTAACCGGAGCGTTTCGGGCCGGACGAAATTGTTTTCCCAAGCCATGTTGTTCCAACCGACGCCGCCGAGCGCCGCTTGAATCGCATCGATTATGTCGCGCCGTTCCATGCCGACAATGTGCTCGGCGATAATGTCGGCGAGCTCGCGCTTGCGCTTGCTGGCCTCCGCCCATTCCGCGTTGATCCGCGCGATATGTTCAGCCGCGCGCCGCTGGCGATCGCCTTTCATGCCGCCCCCCGCTCGATCGCTTTCAATAGCTGTTGACGGCATAGAGTCTCGACGTGGCGGGCGTGCCGAAAGGCATTGCGTAGGTGCCCTAGAATCCGGGCATCGACCGGATCGTCGATCTGATCGACTGCCGCTTGCAGCGAATAACTCGCGGTTTGGGCGCGCACCAAAACGGCGATCGCCTGATCCTGAGTCATGCTTCGAGCTCCTAATCGAACGACACGCGCCCGCGCGGCGGCGCGTCCTGCGGCGGGGCGTCCGGCTCGGGCGTTTGGGCGTCCGGCTTGGGCGGCGCCTCGTTGCGGGGGCGTCCGCGCTGGCGCCGGGCGGGCTCTTGCTGCTGCTGCGCCTCGCCCGCGGGAGCCGCCTCGCTCTGCGACACCGCCAGCCCGAGAGCCTGCGCCGCGGCAACGAAGGCGGGGAGCTTTCCGTCGCGCGCCGCATCGCCAAGGCCCGCGATCTGATCGAGGGTCAATGCCTCGACCGCGTGCCGATCGATCGCAATCGCCCGCTGCGCGGCGAACCGCAACACGCTCGACCGCTTCTCCTCGATCACGCCGCCCGTAATCGTCTCGCCTTTGCCTAATTTCAGCATCTCGGCTTTCCAGCGGATCGCGATGTCCTGCGGGATCAGCGAGAGGATCGCGTTCCGGTACGCCTTCGACTGCGCGATTTTCTGATAATGGGGCTTCTCGTAATCGCCCGACTCCCGGCTATGACCGATCTTTTCCTCGCGCGCCTCGACCTGAATCGTGTTGCCCGTCTTTAGATCCGTGATCTCGCAAAGACAGGAATAAAAATCGGGCTCGCTTTCGAGCTCCGGAACGATGCTGCATCGCGTGTCGCCCGCAAAATTCTCATGGGGGAAAGCGCGATATTCAAAGAGGCTGCCCGTCTTTTGCACGGACCCGACGAGGCGATGCTTTAGGCCGCGATAAAGATTCGCGAGATGCCGCGCGCCGACGACGCTGATCCCGGAAACGTCGGTCCCGTTGATCTTGAAGTGATAAACGAATTTATCGCTCGCCGAGCCGTGCAACGCCTCGTCGGCGACGAGGGCGTTATCCCGCTGATCCATGACGTGCCACGCATCAACATCGAAGCCGCCCGCGACGGAGCGCACCGCTTCGAGGGTCTGCGCCGCGCGCGGGCTAACGAGCTGGGGGCGGGCTGCGGTCTGCATCATTCCTCCTATGCGGCCTCGCCGCTGTTGCTCTTGCGACATAACCCGGGGCCATAAAACCCGGCGCCAAAGGCCGCGCTTTCTATCGCCCATAAAATTTCCCCCGCGTTTCGGCTTGCCGTTCCGACAACTCGCGCATCGCGCCGAGGAATGCGCCCCGTGCGGCGGATAGCTGGGAATTTTGCCCGATCATTCGCGCCGCGACGATCCGTAGCGCGGCGGCGATAATGCTATCTTGCGCCTCGACGATTCCCTGATCGCTGTAGGGCTCCCCGCCCGCCGCCCTATGCCTATCCAGGGCGGGATTTAACCGGAGGGATTCCGAGACATCGGGAAGGGTATCGGTCAGCTCGACATACGCAACGACCGCCGCAACAAATGCCTGCGCCTCACCAATAATCGTGTATCGCTTTCCGCCGCCTGCAATGACGCGCAAGAGGTTCGCGGTTAATTCCGCCAAGCGGTCGTTCGCCACACGTTCCGCCCATTGGCGATCGCGCTCGCGATCGTCGTGGACGAGCTGGGGGCCGCTCATTCACCGGACTCCTTGGCCGGATCGCCTTCGTGACAAAAGTCCGTCCCGAACGCCGGGCAGTATTTCGGCGAGCACAAGATCGACGACGGATTTGCGGTGAACGCCCACGGATCGCCGGGCAGGATGCGCCGCGCCGGATCGCCGTTGCGGAATGTCGAAATGTCACCGGCTATGTGCCTGAGAATGTTCGACGCCGCCGTCTCGGCTGTCACAACCGACACCATCTTTGACACCGGATCGGGCTGCGGCTTGTTCACCCGCGCCCGCTGGATGAAATCGATCGACGCGCGCTCGATGTCGAGATGATGCGAGCGCGACAACAGCGAATAGCCTCCGAGCTGCGGCGCAAAGCTCGACGGCGCACGCGCGCCGGTTTTGAGATCCCGCACCGCATTCGGCTCGCGCGCCACGACATCGGGTTGACCCGATAGGATCAGCCCTGGCTCGATCTCCGCTTCGAGCCGCTCCTCGACGATGATCGGCTCGACCGTTGGCGCAATGATCCCGTGATAACCGCGGGTCATGCCGAGCGTTTGCAGCTCCGCCTCTTGCCGATTGTGCGTCGCGCCTTGTGGCGTGTCGAACCGGACCTCGCCCGCCGCCAGCTCCTCGCGCAACCAGTCCCGCGCGATGTCCGTCGCGACCGTCACCGGAGGGAGTCGGCCCGAGCGCGCCTTTTCGTCGAGCGTCACCGCCGCGGCCCGGTGCACCGCGTTGCCGACGGCGGCACCGATCCCGCGCATCGTCCGGCGGAGCTTGAAGCCCGCCGCCGTGATCTCGCGCCAGAACAGCCGCGTTGCGCCGCGCCGCTCGCAATCGGGATAACCCGAGAGGGCGGACACGCGGATGATCGTCGGCGCCCTCATGCCGCGGCCCGCAGGACGAGGACGACGAGGAGGACGATCAATCCCCACGACGCGACGACAAGCCCGCCAGCGACCGCCAGCCGCCAGAGATGGAGCCATCGCAAGCGCCGCGGGCGTCCGGCGGGGCGGAGATAGGAACGCCCGTCGATCATCGCCGTCGCCGTCCGTTCACAAAGTCTTTCGCCGTAACCTCGCTCTTGCTGATCCGATCGATCTCGATCAGAGCCTCCGCGCTGGGGACCCGTTCGCCGTGCGCCCATCGGTAAACCGTGCTGACGTGAAAGCCGCTTTCGTGAGCAAAGCCGGTTAAGGTCCGGCCCGTCTTTTCAATCCATCGAAGAAGCTGCATGGGACAAAATTCTCCCGTTCGCAGACCCGGTTGATCTCCGGGGCGTTAACACGATTTGCGGCTTTTGGGGGAGGGGATCCCCCCACCTATGGGATCACGCTGCCGTCCCGACGATTAGGTTCCCCGGTTGGGGGCTTGTCAACCGGCGAAGATCACTTTTTAATGACTTTCGCCAGATGGCAAATATAGCCTTTTTGGAAGATGTATTAAAAACCTGACTTTAAGGGTTAAAAATTCGCCCGTTGGCGAATGTTCAAATTTTAATAATATCACTCGGCGCTCGACGACACCTGAGGAAGATCAAGCATTTACTTGACGCGGATCGCGCCGCTACTCGGGGACCGCATATTGACAGGGATCAATTCTCGGGCGCAGCTTAGGTGCTTCCGCGGCCCGAGCTGGGGGTTTTCCTGATCCCGGGCTCGGGTTTTCCCTCGATCCCGGAAGCTAGGGCAGATGGTGGATAGCCCGCATGACAGCAATCCCAACGGCGCCGACCGGGACGCCGCCCAAACTTTAAGCACCACAGCCGACGTCGTGCCGCTGCCGCGCTGGCGCCGGGGCTTCGTCATGCTGCCGCGCGGCTGGCTCGATCTCCCGATCTTCCGCAATGGGGCGCCCGCCTACTCTCGCGGCGAGGCGTTTATGTGGCTTGTCGAACAGGCGCGATGGGCGCCGGGCGACGGGCTGGAACGCGGACAACTCCGGGCCTCGCGCCGCTCGCTCGGCGACGCCTGGAAATGGCATCGCAGTAAGGTATTGAGATTCCTGCGCGATTTACGCGCGGACCAATTAATCGATTTTTGCGGATCAATTGGCAGATCAAATTCAACGCTCATAACGATCTGTAAGTACGGCGATTTTCACGTTGTCCCGTCGCGCCGCGGACCAATTAGCGGAGCAAATCACCCCCAAAAAGCGGCCAGACTCAAAGAAGAAGAAAAGAACCTCCCGAGTCCCCCTACGGGGGACATTCCCCTCCGCGCGGCGGAGGGGAGTCGTCGCCGGGGTCGACGAATGTCTCCCGTGGAAAAACTCTTGAAGGGGCGAGACGATGCCGTCGAGGCAATCCTCGCGAGAGACGCTGCACGCGCTCTCCGTGACAGTGACGCGGTTGCTGCAACACTACTGGACCGGGGACGATCCGGTCGAGGCGCGCCGCACGCAACTAGAGGATTGGATCGAGGATCTGCGGGAGTTTCCCTTGGCGACTGTTGAGCGCGCTTGCCAGGAATGGCGCCGCCAGCCCGAGCCACGCCGACCGTTGCCGGGGGATATCCGCCGCCTCTGCATCGAGGGCATGTCGACGCCCGCCGCGGAGGCAATCGAGGATCCGCACCGTGCCGAACGGGAGGAGGCGCGGCGGCGGTGCGGCGAGGAGCTGCGCCGCGAGGGGCGCGATCAGATCAACCGCTGGGCGCGGGCAAAGGGATCTCCCGACGTCGACGCCTATGCCGCAGCCCGCGGGATCCACTGGTCGCTGGTCTATCGCGAGCACATTGCCGAGACGCTCAACCGCTCGACCATCGTCGGCAAGGCGCCGCGCCCGGCGATCGGCGACGTCGCCCGCGGGCTCGGCGTCACCGCGACCGAGTTCACACCGGAACAGATGACGGCAAGCCGCCAGCAACTAGGGATCGACACCGATGCAGGTCTATGAAGTGAACTTTCACGGCGACCGGCTACTCGGCGTTAAAACCGCTGCGGAAATCACGATTCCGATAAAGCCAATCTGCGATGCTCTCGGAATAGAATTGAGTGGTCAACGCCAACGCATTTTGCGGCACCCGGTCTTGCAAAAATCAGCGGGCGTAATAACCCTCAATTCCGGCGCTGCGGGCTCGCAGCAAGCGGTAGTGCTGCAACTGAACCGACTCAATTTCTGGCTTGCTACAATTTCACCGGAGCGCATCAAGGGTCCGGGAGCGCGTGAGCGTGTGATCCTCTACCAAGAGGAATGCGCCGACGCGCTATTCGATTATTTCATCAACGGTCGGGCGACCAACCCTAACTTTAGCGCGACACTTTTGCAGAGCGACCTATTCGGCGACGAAGGAGTCCCGCCGATGCCTGCGGCGGCACCTGATGCCGCGCCGCTCGCCACAAAGGCGGATCTCGAATTCATGCTCGCTGGCCTGCGCGAAGCATTCCTCCAAGTCCTCCGCCAGATCAGAAACGGTGACGATCTCACCGGGCAATCCTTGCAGCGGATCGAGGGCATGGTGACGGGGGTCGAAGAAATGATTATGCGGCTGCGCCGCCCGATTCTGGTCGGGCCGCGTCACCCGTTCGATGGTCCGCCTAACAAGACGAAACACTGAAAGGGGGAGCAAAACCCATGTCTGACACTGACACCGAGGGCGGCATGGTGAACCGCGCCGCGTTGCGATCCTACGCCGATCGCGTCTGTCACTTGCACGACGAGCGCGACACCATCAACGGCGACATCCGCGAGGTCTACAAGGAGGCAAAGGACGGCGGTTTCGACACCACCATCCTCCGGGAAATTGTCCGGGAATTGCGGATGGAGTCGGAAGCGCGGCATTCCCGATATGCGCTCCTCGACAGCTATCGCACCGCGCTCGGGATGCTCGTCGACACGCCGCTCGGGGAGGCGGCGATGCGCCAAACCGAGACGAGGGCGCGCCCTAAACCGTTCGCCGAGCAACCGATCAAGCGGCCTCGGGGTCGACCGCGGAAGCAACCGGCGCCGCGCGTCGATCTCGAATTCGGCGACCCGGCGGGCGCCGCATGAGCGAGATCCCGATCGAGCTGGTCCCGGCGCGCTATCGCGCGAAGTGTCAATTCTGCGGGCTAGAGCTCGATGTCCGCGCCGAGGGGACGCATCAATTCGTCAAGGGCTGGGTGAAGAACCGCAGCGGCGGCGGCGGGCATGGCGTGTCATTGCCCGAACGCGAGAACCGCTGGGCCCATAGCTGGTGCGTCGACCGGGAGACGCGCGGCGCCGCCTCGCAAGATCGGTTGTTCGGTGACTGATGTCCGCCGCCCGCTTCCGTCTCACCGCGCCCGAGCCGTTGGAGCTCGACACGCACGCGGCTTGCGCCGACGCGCTCGATCGCCTGCTGATGCCGCCCGCTATGTGGTTCACCTATCCCGCGGGCGCCGTGCAACTGACAGCGCAGCAGGCGGCGCGATATTCCCGGCTCGGGCTGAAGCGCGGGCTTCCGGACATCTGGATCATTTACGACGGAGCTTGGTGTATCGAGCTGAAGCGGCACGGCGGCACGCTGTCGAAAACCCGCAAGGTCTACACGCGCCGCGGCTCGCCCCGGATCCTGGCGGGGCAAGAGGACGTGTTCCCGCAGCTCTTGGCGGCGGGCGTGCAAGGGATCGGGATCTGTCACTCGCCCGAGGAGATGCTCGCCACGCTTCACGGCTGGGGAATTCCGTTGCGCGGGAGGGTCGCAGCGTGAGCGCGCCGACACTCGACCTTGTGCTCGATTCACCGATAAAGGTTGGAGGTAAAACTTACGACCGCTTGCACCTTGCGGAACCGACCGCGCGAATGCTGGAAATAGCAGAAAGGGAATTCATCGGCGGGACGACCATTTACGCCCTCCGCCGGTATCAGATTGCTTTGGTTTCGGTGGCTGGCGGTGTCCCGCGGACGTTGGTCCGCGCGATGCCGATCAGCCGTCTGACCGAGGCGTTTAATTTCCTCAACGGCTTTATTGCGCCGCCTGGATCAGCGCAGCCCGAAAAAACGAAAAAACACCGTAAAGGCAAGCGGCGGCAGCAGCAGAGGCTCACGACATGAAACGCCGCCGCCAACCCAAGCCCGCCCCGATCGATTGGGTGCTCGTCGTCGAATGGCTGAATATGTACCTGGGAGCCGTTGCCGCATGATCGACAACCACAACTCCGGGCAATATCTCGCGATCATCGATCAGACGGGCATCCGGTTTACGCGGGGCCGCGGTCGCGCCTATCGAGGCGGCAATACCGGCTGGTATGTCATCCGGACCTGTCCCTGTCACGACCGCGCGCCAGTGACGCGCCGCTATGACACTCGCGAGGAAGCCGAGAGCGTCGCGGCGATGCTGATCGACGTCTCGATGACGCTCGGGACGTGACGGATGGAGCCGAGCATTTTCTACACGCAACACCTTGGCGTCGAGGCGCCGCGGCTCGATGGCGGCGCCTTCCGGCCTTACTGGACTGTCCGGACGCGGATCGACCGTCTGAGAGCGGACGGGGCGATCACCGAGCGCGAATGGCGGGCCGCGGTAGCGTTCCGCAGCTCGTTGATGATCGCGCTCCGCGCGTCCTGGCCGCCGCGCCGCCTCGACGGGGGAACGGGTTGCGGCTTGCCGGGCCGCGTGCTCGAGGTACGCCTCGACGCGCTGGCCCGGCTGCGGCGCGTCCGCTCGACGCTCGGGACATTCGCCGCCGGGCTGATCGAGATCACGCTGATCGACAACGAGAGCTGGGCCGATCTCGGGCGCCGCCTCGGCGTCGACCCGAAAACGGCCCGACACTGGACCGTCGAGTCGCTGCGCGCGCTCGCAATGGTGGGGAGGCAATAAATGCGGGTACAGGTCTACTCCGAGGAGCTGGGCGAGGGCGTCGAGATCGTCGAGCAAACCTCACGACAGGGCGACGTGTTTTTCGGGCTGCGGATCTGGCTCAAAACGTGTCAGCCATTACTCGATCATTCGACGTCGGGCGATGACGATCGCAGCGCAGTCACCATTTGGGCCCGCTCGATTGAGGAGCTGCGCGATCTCGTCGGCGCTATGCATGAGGAGGTTTTTGCCTGATGCCGGACCTATTCCCGCCGACCCTCGACGAGCTGATCCGCTGCGCCGAGCGCGAAGTCCGCTATCGCGAGAGCGTTTATCCGCGGATGATCTCCAACGGGCGGATGACGACGCGCCGCGCCGAGCGCGAGATCGCGTTGATGAAGGCGATCGCCGAGCATCTGCGCGAGGCCGCAATTCCGTCACGACGAGCCGGTTAATGTCATCAACCCACCACCAGCGGAGGAACTAGCAATGCCGTACGTCGCAGTTAGTCACTCACCGATCCACGTTCGCGAAACCCCCGTCGATCCCGGCTATGGCGTCGGCGGCGAATATCCAAGTCACCAGCCGGTGCCGCCGAGCGGCCCGATCGATCCGGGCTATGGGATCGAGCTCCCGCCGGTCGCCTCGCATCCGC